TTAGGTGTTGCAATCCGTCAAAGTGGAACTTGTGGAACTTCACTGGAACGTACATCGGACTTGCTTTGAATGACGCTTACTCCTCTTGGATGCCGAAGGACATCTGGCTTGCGAAACAGATATGCAATGAACTCTATTCAAACGACTGCTGCGGTATTGACGTTTCAGTTCAAGTGACTTTGGCTTATGACAAAAGGCCGATGGTATGCGTTGAAACGCCAGTCAAGAACGAAGGAACGTCAGGCGTGATTCAAAGAATCGTGAACATGGTTTGCGACAGGTGCGTTAATGAACGTCCAGAACGAATCATCGTGAGTTCGCCTTACAAGAAGCATTTGATTATCGACAAGGTTGGATTTTCAGGAAGAAGCATTTCATGCGACTTCTACGGCTCGAATTGCGAATGCCCTGACAATACGTGGATTGGCAAGGACGTTTCGCACCCTGCATTGACATTGAACGCCTATGCAAGAAAACTCGCAGTTGACAAAATCAAGGAGAAGCCTGAACTCCAATGCGTCAAGTGCTTCATATCGTGCCAGAAGGATAACAGCGCAATCATGGTCGTGTTCCTCGATGCCGAGAACAATCTGGTTGATTGCTATGAGGAAGAGGCAACGCCAAGATGGGTTGCCGAGCAATTGGGTCTGATGGAAGCGTTCAACGCAAACAAGTGCTTTGAGGGACTTCCTTATTCGTTTGCGTGAGAGGTGTGAACAATGGCAGACAATTCTCCAACTCTATTCAATTTGCCAGTGGACAGCCTTGTGACTATTTTGCGCAAGTCTGGCTGCAAGGCCATGTCAACCGACTTGTTCAATGGACATGTCGCGGAGGGATTCGCGTTGAACGCCGATGGGACAGTCGATTTGTTCGACTACGTTACGTGGCTCATTGGAGAAAAGTTGGAGAATCCTCCACCCAGAACGCCTCCTATGGACGGATTCGACATCAATTCCGTCAATCCAACGGAACTCGCTGGATGGCTAACGCTCTACAACAATATCGGATATGAAATACCACGTGGGCGAATGGTCAAGATGTTCCAATCGTACCATTTCCGATTCGAGGCGAAGGACAATCCCAGAAACTTGAACTTCCTGCGATTCGCCGCATTTGTCGTTACTCATCGTCCACAAAAGGCAAAACGCGTTTCGGCAAACAACTACATCGAGCACAAGGCCGAGATGAACAAGCGCAACAAGGAGGCTTCAGCTCTTGGGCGCGACATCGGTGACTTGCCTGAAGTAGAGGGAATAGAGCGCAAGGAACGCTGCGAATACGACTTCAAGGCTTTTTGCGAAACGTACTTTCCAGATACGTTCAAGTTGGAATGGAGCGATGACCACTTTAAGTGCATATCGAAGATTGAGCAATCGGTATTGGAAGGAGGATTGTTCGCGTTGGCTTTGCCTCGTGGTTCAGGCAAGACAACGTTGTGTGAGGTCGGCGCGATTTGGGCGATGCTCTATGCGCATCGCGAGTTCATCTGCTTGATAGGAGCGACTGAAACTGCCGCTCTTGAAATGTTGGACAGCATAAAGACGGAGTTCGAGACAAATGAACTGCTTGCGGCAGACTTCCCTGAAGTGTGCTATCCGATAGCGTGTTTGGAGGGAATAGCAAACAGGTGCGCTGGACAGACGTATCATCGTGAGCGAACTAGAATTACTTGGACATCCAATGAACTTATCCTTCCTACAATCAAGGGAAGCAAGGCATCTGGCATCATCGTCCGTGTCGCTGGCATAACAGGGCGTATTCGAGGAATGAAGTACAAGCGTCCAGACGGAAAGACTGTGCGGCCTCAATTGGTCATCGTTGATGACCCGCAGACACGAGAATCTGCGCGTTCAATCGAGCAGAACAAGAACCGAATCAAGATTCTTTCTGGTGACATCCTCGGTCTCGCTGGCCCTGGCCAGAAGATTTCAGGCATAATGCCATGCACGATAATCGAGCCAGGGGACATGGCTGCGACAATCTTGGACAAGGAAAAGCATCCGGAATGGAACGGAGAAAAGGCAAAACTTCTATACGAGTTCCCTTCAAACATGGCTTTGTGGGACGAATATGCTGAAATACGCGCCGAATGCCTCCGCGAAGACGGAAACATCAAACGAGCTACAGATTTCTATGCGGCGCACAGGGAGGAAATGGACAAGGGTGCTGTTGTTGGTTGGCCAGCGAGATTCGACAAGGACGAGATTTCCGCTGTCCAAAACGCAATGAACTTGCTGTACCGAGACGAGGTTGCATTCCGGTCCGAATACCAGAACGAACCGTTGAAGGAGGACTTGACGGAGGAAAGCATTCTTTCGGCTGACGCAATCGCGGCGAAGTTGAATGGACTTGACAGGCGAGTTGTGCCTCTTGAATGTACGAAAATAACCATGTTTGTCGATGTCCAGAAGAAATGCCTTTTCTACACGATATGCGCTTGGTCTGACGATTTCACTGGCGCAGTCATAGACTATGGGACTTATCCAGAACAAAAGGCGAGAAGGTTTTCTTTGGACAACATCAATCCAACGCTTCAGGACTTCTTTCCGCATTCTTCAATCGAGGCGCAATTGTATTCCGCGATGACTGAATTGTTCAAGCAGGAAATGAAGCGAGTGTTCGTGCGCGAGGACGGAGCGGAGATGCACATCGACAAGGCGGCTATTGACGCAAACTGGGGAACGTCCACCGACATAGTTTACCAATACTGCCGCCAATGCGACTTCAGTGGAATGATTCAACCTGCACACGGCCGTTATGTTGGCGCGTCATCTAAGCCGATGACGGAATACAGGCGCAAGAACGGCGAAAAGCTTGGATTGAACTGGTACATGCCGTCTATCGCAGGGAAACGAGCGATTCGACATGTGGTTTTCGACACAAACTTCTGGAAGTCTTTCATCCATTCAAGGTTGCAGGTTTCAATCGGTGACAAGGGTTGCCTGTCTCTTTTCGGCAACAATCCGCTTGTCCATGAATTGTATTCTGAACACCTGACTGCCGAATACAGGGTCAAGACGGCAGGGCGAGGAAGGATTGTCGATGAATGGAAACTTCGGCCAGACAGGATTGACAACCATTGGCTCGACTGCACGACTGGATGCGCGATGATTGCGTCACAATTGGGTTCTGCATTGCCGCAGCAACTTGGAATCGCGCCGCCGAAGCAGCCGATAAAGTTGTCTGGATTGAAGAATAGAACTTTGCCTCCTTTCACAATGCAGCCTATTGAAGTGCCAGCGGCGCAGCAAAGGGTGAAATTGAAACTGTCAGACTTGCGGAGGAAATAGAATTGTAATCTTTGGAACAACTTATACATGTTTTGGTAATTTAGACTTATACAAGTAGAACTTTTTATTTTTGCGCAAAAAAATCTATCTACCTGTAAAAAATGTCCGACACCGATACTACAGAACAACTTCGCAAGGCGATGCTTCAGCCTAAAAAGGTTGAAGTTGACAACAAGAAGGTGGAACAGCATTCACTTGATGAAGTGATTGCTATGGACAGGTATGTTGAAGCTAAAAAGGCTTTGGGACGGCGCAATTGCGGAATCCGCTTCTCTAAACTTGAATCTGGCGGAGGCGCAAAATGACTGCGAAGAAGAAAAAGACGGCAAAGCCTGTCGCTGTGAAATTGTCAAACAATTTCCAGCGTCTTGTACGTGCTGGATTCGATGCAGCGCAGACAACGAAGGACAACGCTAGGCATTGGTCTATGGCTGACGCTTGTTCTGCAGATGCGGAGGCTAGGCACGATGTAAGGCACACGTTGCGAATCCGTTCAAGGTATGAAATCCTGAACAATTCCTATGCTCGTGGCGTTGTGAACATGCTTGCAAACGACACTATTGGCACTGGCCCTCGCTTGCAGTTCATGTCCGATGACGAGGAGTTGAACGAAAAGATTGAAAAGGACTTCGCGTGTTGGTCAAGTGAAATACATCTTGCTCAATTGCTTCGCCTTATGCGCATGGCGCGTTGTCAGGACGGCGAGACGTTTGCTGTAATTGGCACTAATCCGAAGTTGAAGAATCCAGTCAAGATAAAGATTGATGTCATCGAGGCCGACAGGATTCAAAGCGAGGATTTCACTGACGAATTTGGCGATTTGACTGTCGATGGAATCAAGTACGATGCCTATGGGAACGCTGTTTCATACCAAATGCTCAAGTACCACCCTGGAGATGACAGGCGTTGCAACAGCCTTGAATATCTGACTATTCCTGCTGAATACATGATTCATTCATTTATCAAGTACAGGCCAGGACTTCATCGCGGAGTTCCTGAACTAACAGCCGCTCTTCCGTTGTTTGCGCAGTTGCGCAGATACAACCTTGCCACTCTTGCCGCCGCTGAATCCGCAGCAGACTTCGCGGCGATTCTATATACTGACGCGCCGCCAGACGGAGAAACTGATGCAATCGAGCCGCTTGACAGCATTCCGCTTGAAAGGAACATGATGCTCACTGTCCCTGCTGGATGGAAGATGGGGCAGTTGGAAGCGAAACATCCGACTGCCAATCACAGCGAATTTGTAAAGTGCATCTTGTCAGAATTGGCAAGGTGCATTTCCGCTACCTACGGAACTGTCGCTGGTGACTTTTCTGGATTCAACTATGCGTCTGGAAGGTTGGACAACCAAATATATCAGAGGTCGATACTTGTTGACAGGTCGCTATGGGAAAGCGAAGTATTGAATCCGCTTTTTGAAGCATGGTTGCGTGAATGGTCGCTTGTCAACCATGTGTCGATTCAGAATGACATTCTCCATGAATGGTTCTGGGATGGCTTCCTCCATGTTGACCCGACAAAGGAGGCAAACGCGCAGCAGACGAAACTTGAAAATCTGCTCACGACATTGACTGACGAATACGCGAAGCAGGGAATGGACTTCTACAAGAAGATGAAGGTCAAGGCGCGTGAAATGAAACTGTTGCGTGAATTGGGTATTGTCAGTGAACAAAATGAACAATCTTCTGGCAATCAAAATAGGAAAACGAAGCAAGAAGAGGACAAGGACGATGAAGAATAAGTATTTGCTACAGNTCGACATTCAAGCCGCGAATGGCGATGAACCGCAGGTGACGAAAGTCAAGGGTGTCGCTTATACTGGTTGCGACATTTTGCAATGGCGAGGAGCGATGGTCATTGACCTCGCTGGTATGCAGTTTGCGCAGCAGATTCCGCTTATGAACAGCCATTGCAACGACCCATCCTGTAAACTTGGCGAAGTCGTTGCGCGTGTCGAAGACAATCAGTTGCTTGTCGAGGGTGCGATTACATCGCAGTCCGAGGCGGCGAAGCAGATTATCGCTGATGGGAAGTTGTCGAAATGGCAATTGTCCATCGGTGCTAATATTCTTGCGCAGAAGTTTGTTGACGAGGGCGAGAAGGTCACTGTGAACGGCATTGAGTTCAAAGGGCCAATCTACATTGTCAACAAATCGCTTCTCCGCGAGGTTTCAGTAGTCGCAATTGGGGCAGACAAGGGCGCAAGCATGGAAGTCACCGCTTCGCTCGATATGTCCGAGTTGCAA